ATCGCAACTTTATGCGTAATAAGCAAATGATCGATCTAACAATGATTCCTGACAGTATTAAAAAAGAAGTAATTACTAAATACGATGAAGAGTCAGGAAAAGATCGTAGCAAATTGTTCAACTATTTTATTGAGCACAAATTGAAACTCCTTATGGAAAATGTTGGTGAATTTTAATATGTCAAATTTTGTTTTTAAAATGCATTCTGTATCTGCATTGTTAACTGAGATTAATAGCTTGAAAACTAAGGATGCAGTAGTGCAAGCTCTCATAGTCAATGGACACCCTGTTTTAAAAAATATTTTAAAGTATATGTGTGATCCTACAATTAAATTCCTTTTACCTGAAGGAACTCCTCCTTACAAAGCTAGTATATTTAAAGAGCCTAAGGCGCTTCTAGCTGAGGCTCATAAGATTTATTTGTTTGTTGAAGGAGGCAATCCTAACATCAAACCTTTAAAGAGAGAGCGTCTTTTTATTGATATTTTAGAATCAATTGACAAAGAAGATGCAGAACTACTAATTGCTATGAAAGACAAAATAAATCCATACAAGTACATCACACCAGATATTATTAACACAGCATTCCCAGGGTTGATTGCGAAATGAATAAGACGGAAAAATATCAAAAGTATGATATTAAAGATAAAAAAAAGATTTTTATTGAAGAAGAAAATCTTACATTTAAAGATATTAAAAGAGAAAAATATCAAAAGCAATATCGTAACTACGAAAATGCTTTAAGATCTAAGAATTTAGATCGATTAATTTCCTATGATGAAGATCAATAATATGAGTAATGCGCTGTTTGCATTATGTTATACTGTAATAACAGGTATAATTGCAACATATTATTGGATAGAAGGAAATAAAAGAGGTGTTAGTGAAACTGTAAAATTAATTATGCAGCACGAACCAGAAGCATTATTCAGACTTAAACCAAAACTACAGGAAATGTTAAATGTCACAAATATTAAACAGTAATCCACAAGTAACCACTAATGTTATTGATGAATACTACAATCCTCGCAACTTGACTGAAAAAGCACATTTGCAAGATTTAGTAGAAGAAGAAATGAGAGCCAAAGGACTAGATCCCCTAAATAAGGTTGATGTTCAAAAGTATTGGGCATCTAAGGGTGTACAATTGAATGGCTAATTACACATTCTACGATAAGAAAACTAAAAAAGAATCTATCATAAGCATGCCTATGGCAGAGCTAGATTCTTTTAAAGACTCACACCCTCATTTAGAGCAACAAATCACCTCTCCTTATATTGCTGATCCAACCAGACTTGGGCTTAGAAAGCCTGATTCTGGTTTTCGTGATGTGTTAAAAAGAATTAAAAGTGCAGGCGGCAAGAGGAGTACTATTAATACTTGGTAAATTTTAAGAGGTAACCTATGGAAAGAATCTCTCGCGCTGACAAAAGAAATCAAAAACAACAGAAGCGTCAAGAACAACAGAAACAAAGAAACAACCTCGAACTTAAAACGATACAGCCAAAAACAAAAAACCAGGAGTTAATTTTTAAAGAATTTATTAACGGTAAGAATCTCCTCATTCACGGCTTGCCAGGTACAGGTAAAACTTTCCTATCCTTATACATGGCATTATCAGAGTTAGAAGACTATCGAGACTACCACAATGTTATGATCATAAGATCAGTTGTTCCATCGAGAGACATGGGATTCCTTCCAGGTTCCATTGCAGAAAAATCAAAGATATACGAAGCACCTTATAAGTCTATCTGTGCCGAATTATATGGCAGAGGAGATGCTTACGAAGTACTAAAACAAAAAGGCATTATTGCTTTTGAGACCTCGTCATTTCTTAGAGGAATGACTTTGGACAATTCTATTATCATAATAGATGAATGTCAAAATATGACATATTCGGAACTATGCACAATCATTACTAGAGCAGGCAATAACACCAAGATAGTTTTTTGTGGTGATTATAGACAAACTGATCTAAAATGGGATGATGAGAAGTCAGGCATTTTCCAATTCATGAAGATCCTTCACAGAATGACAAAATATTTTTCTTGCATTGAAATGCTAGAAGATGATATTGTAAGATCTGGTCTTGTAAAAGATTTTATTATTAAAAAAATGCAACTTGAAAATAACACAAGAGTACCAGTACATGCTGCAACAAGTTATAGCCCAGCGCAAGCACTTCACGCACCTCCCGCAAGAGATCCGTGAAAGTAGCGAACTAGAACAGATAAACACAGACACCGGTAGGTACTATAAAACACCTACCGGTGTTCTCTATCCTTCGGTAACAACAGTAACAGGATTACTTGGTGCAGAAGGTATTAAAGCCTGGCGTAGAAAAGTAGGCGAAGAAGAAGCTACAAGAATATCAACACAAGCATCCATTCGTGGAACTCGAATCCACCAATTATGTGAAGATTATCTTAATAATGATGATATTGATGTATCCAAATACTCATATCAAGATGCCAGTAATTTTTCACTACTAAAACTTGAATTAGACGCCAACCTGGATAACATTCATCTTCAGGAAGTCAGGTTATATTCAGATTATTTAAAGATGGCAGGCACGGTAGATTGTGTTGCTGAATGGAAAGGTAAACTTTCTATCATTGATTTTAAAACAGCAAAAAAAGCCAAGAATAGATCGTACATTACAAATTATTTTTGTCAGGCATCAGCCTATGCCGTAATGTATGAAGAGAGATATAATATACCCATAAGTAGAATTGTAATTCTTATTTCCGTCGACGATGAATATCCCCAGATTTTTGAAGATAGAAGAGATACATATATTAAACCTTTAATGGATATTAGAGAGAAGTATAGACTAACTTATGGAGTTTAAAATGAAAAAAATATTGGAAGATATTAAAGTAAACAAAGTAAATATTCCTAATGTGCGTAAAGATCCCAATTTAAATTCAGTTAAAATGAAACAAAATAACAACATTAAAAGTGCCAAGAATTTTACAGGTAAGAGTAGAGGAAGATAAGATGTTTGGTTTATTTGGTAAGGGCAAGACAGTAAGTAAATCAAAGACTTCAAAAGTAGTAAAAACAAAGAGTGGTTCTTCTACTTTTACTAAGACCAAAAGTAATGGCAAAACAAAATGGACTAAAACTGGTGGCACTGGTAGTTTTAAACACCGCAAGAAGAAGTAATAGAAAAGAATTATATTATGAAATTTGATAATGATGAAATTCGTACAATGAAGACTCTTCTTAGAGAATTCATTAATGATTATTGTATTATTAGAAGACCCACTGGAGATAAAGATTTCCTTTTACAAGATATGCATGGTGGCAATTACAATTGGCAATTTTATCCTCGGAGGGGATTATTCAATAGTAAATTTTTATCATATGTGGGTATGATTTTCTGGAGTAAGTACGCAGATAAATTTCGAGAGTCACCTTTTCAGCTTGCTGGACTAGAAACTGGGTCAACGCCACTATTGGTAGGGCTTGCAATGACTGCTCCATCTTTTGAGATAAGGGTCAATGCATTTTCTATAAGAAAAGATAGAAAGACCTATGGTCAGTATAATAGGATGGAAGGAATCGTCAATGATGATCCTGTCCTATTAGTAGATGACCTTTGTAATTCTAAGAATACTATGTTCCTTGCAAGAAAACATTGTATTGAAGAAGGTTTGACGATATACGATACAGCTTTTACTATTATAAACAAGAATATCTTACCTACAGATTCTGCTCGCTTTGATAAACACATAGGTGCACAACTTCCTGTAGATAGTATTTTTTATATAAGTGATTTTGATACTGACTATGAAACATACACATACAATAAATTACACAACATAAGTAGCTACTAATGTCAAAAATAAAACCAATACAACTCACTCCATTTGCCAAAAAAAGGCGCAAGTTTAGATTTCTCAGGTATGCAGAGAGAACAATGGACAACATCCTAAGAGTATTGTGGATAATTGTTGTTTTTATTTGGATTTATCACGGAGCCAGCGGTATTGGTCGTTGACTTGATTAGTATAATATGCTATAAATATAATACTGATGTCGTTGACGTTTAATGGAATAGGCATTCTGGACCCGGAGGGCAGTACTTCGGCGCCTCCACCATGGATACACGAACATCCTGCGAGATCGTTGCTTTAGGGTAGGATGACAAGAAATAGAACAGCAACTAATACTTGTTTTATTTGTGTATCTTTGATGGGGGCGAAATAGGATCGACAGGTGTAGTAAAGATAGACCGAGGTATCAGTAAAACGTAAATGCAAACGATAACAATGCATATGGTGCTTACGCTCTAGCAGCTTAAGTCACATGAGCTTCGGGGGGTGTGCTTGGAAACAGAAACACTCCTCACTTAACACAAACACACATAGGAGACTAAAATGACAAAGACACCTTTTGAAATTAGATTTGATTTAATTAATTATGCACGTGGCCAATTAAGCGATACTTATTTTGCTGCCATGGAGCGCATTAGAGAAACAACAGCCGAGCATTCATTTGAGCGTTCCACTTTAATTAATGCATTAAAATATCCCTCCAACGAAGATATTATGGCTTTGGCAGAAACACTTAAGACTTTTGTAGATAGTAAATAACACAAAGGATGGAGGGAGCAATCCCTCCATTTCCTATAAGGAATAAAAATGGTAAAAATGCGAAGTAATGAAGACTTCATAAAAGAAATTGAACGATTAGTAAAGACAAAAAATATTGAATTTTTTGAAGCTGTATTGCATTATTGTGAGATGAATAACATTGAAGTTGAAACAGCTGCATCATTAGTAAAACAAAATGGTGCTCTAAAAGCTAAAATTCAATATGAAGCTGAAAATTTAAATTTAATGAAGAAGACAGCTAGATTGCCAATATGACAACACCTTTTGAGTCGTATAAACTATTCAACGCAATTAAGATGCACTTCACAACAAATAGCTATGATTATTTTAAATATCATGGTAAGATTAAAGCTGATGAGATATCATTTGAGTCACGCAAAGACAAATATATGTTTTATAAGTTGTCAAAGCATGAAGATCCTCTTATGTTTCTTGTTGCAAATTTTGCAGAAGGTAAGAAGCTTTGGGTTGGTGATTTGTTTGATACAGACAAGCAAATGACATACAACGAGTTTCTAAGACGTAAGCAATCATTGACGTACATATTTGAAACTGATATTGATAACCTACTAGAAGATTTTGATAAGAACTTTGAAGTACCTTTGGATGGGGATTATCCTCATCTTCTTAAACTTCTTACCAGAAAAAAAATAACTAAGGAAACGTTTATCATTATAAATGATTGCGTAAGATTTTTTGGTTCGTGGAATAAAAGAATAGTAGATCCTGTCCTTTGGCCACAAATTGCATTAAATTGCAAGAAACTTTATCCGTTCTTAGAATATGATAAAGATAAATACTGTGGAAGCTTGAGAAAGAAATTCTCTTGATTTCATATACATCGTACACTATAATAAACATATCGTAACATTTCGTAATACAACGGAGAACTAAAATGGCTACTAATTTTAATGCACTACGTGAGAATCGCAAGTCATCTTTTGATAAGTTGACTTCAGAGTTGGATAAGCTAAACCAACCTGCAGCAGGACAAAATAATCCAAACAATGATGAACGCTACTGGAAGCCAGACATTGATAAGTCCGGCAATGGTTATGCTGTCATTCGTTTTCTTCCTGCTCCTACTGATGAAGATGTACCATTCGTAAAAATCTGGGACCATGGGTTCCAAGGTCCAGGTGGTTGGTATATTGAAAAGTCCCTTACCACGTTTAACAAGGCCGATCCTGCCTCTGAGTATAACTCAAAGCTTTGGGCAACTGGTATTGAGTCTAACAAGACTCTTGTACGTAATCAAAAGCGCCGTTTGTCTTTCTATAGCAACATTTATGTTGTTAAGGATCCCAATCGTCCTCAGAACGAAGGCAAGGTATTCTTGTATAAGTATGGCAAGCGTATCTTTGATAAGATTAATGAAGCAATGCATCCACAATTTGAAGGTGAAGTAAAGATCAATCCATTCGATATGTGGGAAGGTGCTAACCTTAAGCTAAAGATTCGTAAGCTCGATGGATATCCAAACTATGATAAGTCAGAGTTTGATTCTAAGGGTCCATTGGTACAGGATGATGATGAGTTGGAAGCTATCTGGAAGAAGGAATATTCTCTTCAAGAACTTCTTGATCCTAAGCACTTTAAATCTTATGAAGAGTTGAAGGCTCGCCTTGAAAAGGCTATTGGTATTGCATCAGAATCAACTTCATCTGGTGGTGGATTCTCATCACGTGAAGATGATCATGAACAGGCATTTGCTGTTCCACAAAAGGCAGCTCCTGCCAAGGAAGCTCCAAAAGCAGCAGCTCCCTGGGATGATGATGAAGATGAAGACTTGAGCTTCTTCAAGAAGCTAGCTTCTGATTAAGGAACGCCAGCACCATATAGATCTCCATAAAGAGCTCTATCAATGTGAGAAGATACCGGCGCTGTCATGACAGCACCAGATGTTCTAGGTGGAGGAGGTGGAGAATTACCACCTCCTCCATTTGTCGTATTATTGTTGTTAATAATAACTGGAGCAGCTGCAGGTGTTGCATTTTGCACAGCCATCTGACTTGATTGTTGGTTTAATGTTGGAGAAGATGCGTTTGGAACTCCAGCAAAATTAACATCTTGACCAGCCGATACCATATTACCAGCTGCATCAAAACCAACAGAACTTTGATTAGAAGCTTTCGTAGCATTGTCTGCTTGGATCTTATCCAACATATCAGATGCTTCTTTAATCTTACCACTTGAAACAAGATCTTGAATGGCAAAGTAATCTTTCTTGCCCATCTCAACATCAACACCACCCTTCATAACTTTATAGGTATCTGATCCAAACAAACCTCCAGATATACGGCGGCCAGAAAAAGCAGTTACGGAAGTTGTCTGTGGATTGGCTCTATTATCTTGAGTTTGTTTGTTGGAAGTAGCTACCTCTGTACCAGTAAATCCTCCAGATCTTTGTCCTGCAGGTGTTAATAAAGCACCTACAGCTGTACTACCAAGAGCAGAATTCTCAACAATTGTACCACCAGTAGAAGTTGAAGATACCCCCGAAGAATCTTTTGATACTTCTGATGATCTGTTACTTTGAACACTGACGGTTTCACCACTACCACCAAAAACACTTTTCCACATGCTCTTTAAGCCACTGGGAATCAAACTTCCTACCATATCCATTAGTTTGCTTGGTATCGAAGTAAAGAAATCATATATGGAACTAACAATGTTTTTTACCATTGTTCCAATACCATCGATTAAATTATCAAACATTTTAGCAAAAGAAAATGAATCTAATGCTTTAGATGCACTATCCCATCCAAATAATTCTAACATCCATGATACGAAATCTTTAATTAAGTCTAATGGTGCTGCAATTAATGAGTCAAATAGACCTTTAACAGCACCTCCGATAGCACCAGCAATACCACCTTCTTTATAACCTTCGATGGCTCCTGTGATTGCTGCATACGCACCTTGAATTGCCATAACAATCCATCCTATCGGTTCCATCCATTTAAGAGCAAATGAAAATACACCGATAAGTTTCTCTAGAAAAGGCATGAATTTACCTATTGTGCCGGCAAACTCACCAGCACCAGATACAAGACTACCGATATACTTAAATGCAGATACGAACGGTTCTACTACCGCTTTTAATAATTCACCTGTTTTTGCAAATATATCAGATAAGAATGTGCCTACTTTTTCCAATGGAGCTAAAAAGTCTTTTACTGCATCAACAATAGTGGTAAATACTTTACCTATTTTACCAGCAACACCTTCTCCAGAAAATATAGATTTAAACATACCAATAGCATCTTCGGCTACCGTACCAAGACCTTTAAATAATTTTTCAAACGTAGAAGCTAAAAATTTACCAAATTCTTCTAGAGGTCTTAAATAACCTTTTAGAAACCCTAGTATTCCTCCAAGAGTGGCTGCTAATGCTAGTCCAACACCCTTTAATATATCCAGCCAATCGGTACCACCAGCACCTTTATCTGAACCAGATTTACCTCCAGACGACATACCCAATATGCTAGCATTTATTTGTTTTAGCAAATCATTAGTTTGTCTTATTTCACCAGTCATTGCTTGTGTCTGAGAATCAATAGCAGCAGTAACATCTTCTAATTTATTAGAACTTCCTTCTACTGCACTGAGTATACTATTACTAATAGAAACAAGTTGATTTAGAATGCCAGCTAACACGGAGATATCACCACCACCCTTGCCACCTCCACCAGCACCTCCAGCACCTGGACCACCAGGTGCTTTTTCTGATCCTCTACCACCAAAAGCAGCTTTGTATCCAAGAGCACCAGCAGCAAGAAATGGTGCGGCACCTGTCTCTGCTATGATTCCTTCACCAACTAAAGCACCCACGCCCAAAGCACCAGCAGCAACACCCTTAGCTAGTCCTTTTGCACCCCTACCAAGCAATGAACCAGCTTTTCCAAGCATTCCTGGTTTGCTGCTTGGTGTGCCTTTAACTTTGGAACTTACATCTTTTAATTTGCTTGTGGTTTTAGCTGGTGCTTTAGGTACACCCAAAGCAGCTTCAGCTTGTCCGCTAGCTTTTTTTCCACCCTTCTCCATAATCGTACGAAGAATATCTTCGCCTGTCTCTTTCTTAGCCATTTTTCTTTTTGTTTTCTTCTTCTATTTGTTTCAGGTGAATTAGTAGTAATTCTACGAATAAGTCTCTTTCATAAGGATACATCTCATTCACTTCTGTCATAGAATATTTATGATGTTGTACTAAAGAAAATATAGTTTGATAATAGACCGAGATATTACTATATCCGGTCAAGACATAAAAAAACTACTTAACCCTCTCAATACAATATCTTTTGTAACGCCTTCTTTATTTTGTACTGTAGTAGTGTGTTCAAGTACAGGCATGGTATCAAAAAACTTCTTAATCTCTCCCATACTTTCCATAGGTAGATTGTCAATAAAATCAACTAATTCTTCGCGAGTGAAATCAGTATATACACTTTCATTGTCAAATATCTTTTCGATACAATTCAATAGTACTTCTAATACTGAATCCTCTTCAGACTGACTAGTCTCAACATCTTTTACTTCTTGAAGAGTTGGATATCTCATTACAAGACCTACTTCTTCATTTATCATTACTTTGTTAGAATGTTCAGGATTATTCTTTACCTCAACATCATCCAAGTTAACTTTAAACTTAATTACTTCTTCAGATACTGGATCTGTGTATTCTAAATCAACTATTTCACCTATTGATTTAGATCTAAGTTTAACAAATAGATATTCAATATCAAATGTTGCTAGCTTACTAACATCAACTGGCTCTATAATACAATTTTGAATTATCTGCTTTACTGCAGATAGAATATCCTCAGGTTTATCCGATGACTTTGCCATCAGTAGAATCTTTTCTTCTTGTACCGTAAAAGGTCTAACGTTGATAGCTTTCTTAGTAGAAGGAATAGTAAACCCATAAGTTGGATGTTTAATTTTAGGTAGAGCCATATCAAAAAATCCTTATAATTAATAATAATTCAAATATTGCGAATAGTAGTTTGTTTGTTGTTGTAGCTGTGCTTTTTGCACGGATAGTAATTCATTTGCTTGATTCAATGAAGCATCTACTCTAGACTCTGTGCTAGAGATTGAAGATGCTCTTGCTTCTGAAACTGCATCAGACGAACTTGGAGCCATTGTTGTGGATGTCCAATTGGTATATGTGAACGTCACAGGTATTCTAACTAATTCATCAGCAGAAGACCAACTCAAACCAACATCACCAATAGAAACAGGAAATGCATCATATAGTGTATAGCTTACTACTGTCTGGCTTTCTATTTCAGGCTTAGAGGCTGGTCCTG